ACAGATAGCAGATTTTCTAAATAGAAGTGATTTAACTTCTAAATTGGATTTTTTTATTGATGCTACTGAAGGTGAACTTAACAGAAGATTAAGAACCAAAGATATGGTAGTTAGAGCAACTGCCGTTGCCGATGGTCAATATTTATCTTTACCTACTGACTGGTTAGAAGCTATAAACGTAGAAATAAGCTCTGGTGATTTCACGCCTTTGCTACAACAATCTATAGAGTCTTTAGATGTTTATAGAAAAGCTAACGACAATACTTCTGGACAACCAGTATTTTTCTCCATTGTTGATAAAAGTTTAGAGTTAGCACCTACACCTGACACAAGTTATACATTACAATTAACCTATTATGCTTCGATAGCAGCGTTGAGTAGCACAAACACTACTAACTTTGTATCGACTGGACACCCAGATGTTTATTTATATGGTTGTCTAAAACACGCTTCGATCTATTTAATGGAAGATGAACGTGTAAATATGTTTTCTCAGTTGTTTGAAAAAGCACTAGAGGAAATGAGAATGGAACAAGAACGTGCTGAATTTGGCAAAGGCTCTTTAATACCAAGAAGAAGAACTTATGGCAAAGCACACAAAACAACTTATCATTTTAAGAGTTGAGGTAAGATATGTCAGGATTTAGTGATTATTTAGAAGATAAAGTTTTAGATCATGTATTTGGTGGTAATGCTTTTACAGCACCAACTACTTTATATGCAGCTTTATATACAGTAGCACCATCTGATACTGGTGGTGGTACAGAAGTTTCTGGCGGTGCTTATGCTAGACAAACAGCAGCATTTACTGTTTCTGGTACAAACCCTACAACTGCAAGTAACACAGCAGCTATTGAATATCCTACAGCTACAGCTAACTATGGAACTGTTGTTGCTGTTGGCATTTTAGATGCTTCTTCAGGCGGTAATTTATTAGCTTACTCTACTTTAGATGCTTCAAAGGTCGTAAGTAGTGGTGATGTTTTTAGATTCAATGCTGGAGATCTTGATATAACGCTGGCGTAACATCATGGCCAGTATCGGCTATAATCAGGGTTACTACAGTAGATCCAAATATAACGACTTAGCACACCAAGCTGAAGCCACAATAGCTGGCGTTAGCGGTGGTAGTGCAACCTCAGTTTTTGTTGTTGATGGCTCTAGTACCATTTCTGGTACAAGCGGCTTTAGTTCAATAGGTACACAGATAGATTTAAGTACAGCAACGATTCAAGCTGTATCTGGCTTCAGTTCTGTAGGTACACAAATTGATGCTGGTAAAGTAACTATGTCTGGCGTTTCTGCCTTTAGTTCTACTGGTCGTCTAGTTATTGCTGCTTCACAAACTATTGCAGCAACTTCTGGCTTTACTTCTATAGGTACGCAAATAGATCTTGGTGCTGCTACCATTGAAGCAATCTCTAGTTTTAGTTCTGTTGGTGGGTTAAAATGGACAGACCAAATAGTTGCAGCAGATACTTGGACAGAACAAACTGTGGCAAGTGATACTTGGACAAACCAAACAAATCCGACAACTACCTGGACAGATTTAGACGAACAAGAAGTAGCATAATATGGCAGACACAACAACAACGAATTTATCTCTTATAAAGCCAGAGATAGGCGCAGCCGAAGATACTTGGGGTATTTCTTTAAATACTGATTTAGATACGATTGATGCAATATTTAGTGCAACAGGAACAGCAGTTTCACTAAATATTGATGGCGGAGATATAGCATCTGCAGTTACGATAAATAAGTCACCAGTCATAACATTAGGTGGTGATCTTTCTGGAAATGTTACTTTAACAAATTTAGCTAGTGGTACTTTAACTGCGACTGTCGGTACTTTAAATCAAAGCACTACAGGCAACGCAGCTACCGCTACAGCTTTACAAACTGCTAGAACGATTGGTGGTGTATCTTTTGATGGTACAGCTAATATCAATTTACCTGGTGTAAATACTGCTGGCACACAAGATACTTCTGGTAATGCTGCAACCGCAACTGCTTTAGAAACTGCAAGAACAATTAATGGTGTTAGTTTCAATGGCACGGCAAATATTACAACGCTTACTGCTGGTACAGGCGTATCGGTATCAGGCACAGCAGTATCTATTGGACAAGCGGTGGCAACATCTGACAGTCCAACATTTGCCAATATGACTTTATCTGGTACTGATTCAATTAAAGTGCCTGTAGGTAATACATCACAAAGAAATGGATCACCTGCTGCTGGAATGTTTAGATACAACTCTGAAACAGGTCAGTTTGAAGGTTACTCTACAGAATGGGGAGCAATAGCTGGCGGTGGTTCTGGAACTAATATGGACACCAACATCTTTACAGGTGATGGTTCTACTACAGCATTTACTTTAAGCACCGCAGTTAGCGATGAAAATAATTTAATGGTGTTTATTGATGGTGTCTTTCAAGCACAAAATGTTTACTCAGTATCTGGCACTACTTTAACTTTTGCTACTGCACCTGCTAATAGTAGAGTCATTACTGTTTATCATTCTACAACTACAGTTGGCGGATCTAACAATACTTTAAATACGATGACAGGTGATGGTAGTGACACTACGCTGACACTATCAACTGCACCTGTGCATGAAAACAATGTATCGGTTTACTTTGATGGTGTTTATCAAAGCAAGTCTAATTATTCTGTTAGTGGCACAACACTGACATTTTCTACTGCACCACCAACAGGTGTTTTAGTAGAAGCTGTTACTGCTACTAATACTGATATTAGTACAGCTACACAACTATCAGACGCAGATGGCGATACTAAAGTTATGGTCGAAGAATCTGCTGATGAAGATAAAATCAGATTTGATACTGCTGGTTCTGAACGTATGGTCATTGATAATTCAGGGAATGTTGGAATTGGAACTACAAGTCCTTCTACTCTTTTACATCAGAAAAAAGATAGTTCTGGTGCTTATGTAAGCCACTTGATTGAAAATAGTAATTCTGGTGGATATGCTAATACAACTTACCGATGTGGTACTGCGGAAGGTGGTGTAAATTATGCTCCAGGAATTTTCTTTGCTATTGGTCCACATACTAATGATACAACTACACCAATTACATTTAGAAATAATAATGGAACAGAAAGAATGAGAATCGATACTTCTGGTAATTTATTAATTGGAACTACATCAACAGGATTTTCTGACCAAGGGGTAATTATTACAGATGGTCAATACGTAGGAACTATGGATGGTTCTCATTGTATGACTTTAAATAGAAAATCATCTGATGGTCTAATGCTTAGATTTTACAAAGATGAATCATTAGTTGGAAGTATTGCTGCAAGTGGTGGTGACCTAACAATAGGTACTGGAGATACAGGAATTCATTTTCACGATGGTGTTGATTCTCTAATTCCGTGGAATACTTCAACCGCTAATTATAGAGACAATGCTATTGACTTAGGTACTTCTAGTTATAGATTTAATGATGCTTATGTAACAAATGGTGTCACATCAGGTTCTGATAGAAATGAAAAAGAAAATATAACTCAAAGCGATTTAGGTTTAACTTTTATTAAAGAATTGAATCCAGTTTCTTATACATGGAAAAATAATAATTCTAATAGAACACATTATGGGTTGATTTCACAAGATATAGAAACTTGGTTAAGCGACAATGATAAAAACAATACAGATTTTGCAGGACTTGTTAAAACTGATGTAAGTGAAGAACAAGATGGCTCTAGTTATAAATATGGTCTTAGATATAATGAATTTATATCTCCACTTATAAAAGCAATCCAAGAATTATCAGCAAAAGTAGAAGAATTAGAGGGTAAAATAGAATAATGGCAATTACAAAAGTATCAAGAGGTTTATTAAGCACAGGAATATCAGATAGTTCTGATGCTACTGCTATTACTATAGATAGTAGTGAGAATGTTGGTTTTTCAATTACACCTGAATCACATTATTCTGATTACACAAATTTAGATTTTGGTAAAACAGGATTATTATTGTCAGCTTCTTCTGGCACTAATATTACGAGTTTATTAAACAACGCATATTTAAACGCAAGTACAACTTGGAAATATAAAGAAGCAGACGAAGCAAGTAAATATGACCAAACAGGCGGTACTCATCTTTGGTTTACAGCACCCACAGGTGGTTCAGCAGATGCAGATTTAACTTGGACACAAAGACTTAGAGTTGATTCTGATGGTTTAAAGTTTGGCTCAGACACCGCAGCAGCAAACGCTTTAGACGATTATGAAGAAGGAACTTGGACACCTACTATGGCTAGTGGCGGCTCAATTACAAATCATGCTGCTACTTATACAAAAATTGGCAGACAGGTTACAGCTTATATGTTTTCAACTATAAGTCCAACAAATAATTCAACACAATTTAGAATAGGCGGCTTACCTTATAATACTGTAAGCACAACAAATTATTATCCTCCAGGTTCTATAGGATATACGTCAGACTTTAATGGTAGTTTTTTATATAATCCACTTACTCATTATAGTCAATCGTATATTTATTTTCATAAAAATAATGGTAGTGCAACCGCAGCTTATAATAGTGAAATGCAAAAATCAGGTGGAATGCCAATCATTTTATCAGTTACATATGATGCTGCATAACAATAATATTTAATGAGGAAATAATTATGGCAATAACAAAAGAAACAGTAGTAGATAAAATAGAAGTACTTGAAATGGGTTCAGTACAAGTTAGAACTGCTACAAAAATTATGGAAGATGGTAATGAACTTAATCGTTCTTTTCATAGACACGTTTTAGAACCAAGCGTTAAAAATGGCGATACTTGGGAAGATACAGACATATCTGAAGAAGATGCAAAAGTTCAAGCTATCTGTAATGCAACATGGACTGATGATGTTAAAAAAGCTTTTCAAGAAATGGTTGATGCACAAACTAATATAGGTGAATAATGGCAAATACTAAAGTACCTAAG